GGCTTCGGGCCGTGCGAGGATTGCTACACGCTATTTCACGGCGATCACAGAACCAACGAGCAAGTCATGCACGACATGCAAAGGGGGAACGCATGAAGGCAAGAGAAGCTATCAAGTGGCTCTACCAACAGGCGAAGGAGTTCACAGAGGGGTTCTCGGTGCGTGTCGCAGAATGCTTCAGGGACATCGGTGAATCGCCCAAGCATTCGCTCGTTGTGCTCATTGTCTGGACAGTGATTTCGTTCATAGCGGGTGCATTCTTCTTCTGATGCCACCTCCCTCCTTTTCTAGGTTCGCGCCTACTTTAGGCAACCTTGAGCGGCTTCTCGCCGAGAGCGCCGCGCAGCCTCATCGTGAGGAGGTCTCCAAGGCGCTGAGGGAAGCGGTGAACCGTGGCGGCATGAAGCGCTTCTCCATGATGGAGGGGCCGATCAAGCGCGGGATGCCCGAGATTCCATCTGGGTCGATCCTCGATTACGGCGAGCTTGCGGAGCCCTACTCGCACTTGAGCGCTCGTGAACTCCAGCTTCCCGCAACACCCAAGGGCATCGAGCGCATCTTGCCATCGCTTCGTTCACCGAACCGCACGCGCGAGACCCTCGACATGATGCGCTCGGGAGCAGATCGCGGCGGACACCTTTGGTACAACCTGAGACCGCTCAAGAGCGCGGTGGAGCGCGAGCGTCCCGATCTTGATGTTGCTTCGGCACTTCGGTTCGTGTCGCCGTACTCACAGTCCACGCCAGTCGATAACGAGATCATGCAGGGCCTCTTTTCGCGCTACTTCCTGAAGAAGCACGGCGAGCTTCCGGCTGAGGAGCAGATCAGTCAGGCGCTGCCACCGAAGTATTCAGCCGCTGGGGCTGGTGCGCTTGAGCGTGGGCGAGCCGGGATCAGGTTCGAGGAGGGCGCTCAGCCCAAGATGACCGAGCACGGCGAGCTTGCTGAGAAGCCCAAGCTCTACCCATACGACTGGGCGCGCTCAGGCGACGTGCGCAATCCAGTCATGGACAGGCACGTCCTTGGTCACTACGGACAGCAGGCGGGCCTGAAGCAGAACCCGAAGAACGCCTTGGGGCTGGGGATGCAGTATCAGGCGCTCGACGCGGGGATGATGCCTACCGAGGCACAGGCGGCGCTGTGGACTGAGCGGCTGCGGCGCGGCTACACGGATGAGTCTGGCGACGTGATCAAGGGCAAGGAGGGCTCACAGCTTCCGCTTGCGTACATCATCGAGCGGCTGCTGGGCGAGAGTGCGGAGAGCATCGAGAAGTCCAAGATGCAACACATATTGGATGTGCTTGGTGCAGAGGACTACCCGCGCTTCGGGCCGAAGAAGTTCCAGACTGGTGGCCTTGCGCACCTCGCCCCATCAAGGGTGCTCGACAACATCCGTCGGTACAGCCCGCGCAAGTACAACGCGCTGCTGCGCGATTACATGCGCGAGCGGCTTCCCCAAGAGTTCAGGGACGAGCCGATGGAGTTGATTAAAGGGGGCTCGGGACGCAAGAGCTTCTACCTTGGGGACGACAAGGTGGTGAAGATCGCGCAGATGCCGCGCGGCTTCGCGGAGATGGCCGGTGAGGGCGAGCCCTTCCTTGCCGAGGCTGGGCTGTTGCCCAAGGCGTTGTGGAAAGACCCAAACGACGAGATGGCCGTGCTTGAGCGCATACCAACCAATCAGCGCGCTGCAAAACCTTGGACAAATCAGCTTCAGAAAGCGATCTTCAACGACAGCATGTGGGGGCCGCATGCCCTGAAGGGGCCGCTTGCGCAGCGCTTTCTGGAAGAGCGCGACATGCAGCGCATGGGTAACTACCAGCCTCTGATCGGAGACTTCATTACTCCGTACCACTGGGGATTCAAGTCCGATGTGATGGGGAAGCCGTTGCAACAGAGGCGCGGCACGCTGCTTGATCCGGGCGCAATCAATCCCAAGCTTCTTGGCCGAGAGGTGATTGAAGAATACTCACCGATGATGAAGTCGGTCAACGAGGAGCGCATGAAGTTCCTTCGCCGCCAGACGCATGACCGCGCGGAGCGCAGAGCCCTTGAGCAAGCTGGAGAAGCGTCAGAGGAGAATCCCAACATCCGGCTCCCGGGCTTCGTGCGCGGCGGGCCGGTGAAGTTGGCTGGCGGCGGTGATCCAGCGCGCATCCTGATGATGCTCAACCGCGCGCAGAAGGCGCTTGGCACCGAGACGACTATCCGTTCAGGCGGGCAGAGGATGCCGCTCTCGGTGGCGGCGCAAGACCTGCGCGGCCTGTCTGACGATCAGTTGCGCAAGATTGCAGACATCTACTCGCAGGGCTCGCGTTCTGGCTACCGGGCTGAAGACCTGAAGGCGATGATCGCGGATGAGAACCGAAACCTCGGCAGGATCGAGGAGCTTCACGACATCTGCCAAGGCCCGCTTGGGAAACGTATCGGCATCTGCTTCCCTGAGCGGCACTTCGCTGGTGGCGGCATCGTCAGGAACTGGCTACGTGGAGTGAAGGGCAGCGGGTTCGATGAGGCGATCAAAACTCTCAAGAATTCTCGTGGCCTCAATATTGATGACGCCGAGGTTGCCGCCACCATCAAGAAGTACGAGGAGATACTGGCCAAAAATCCCAACGATCCATTTGCTGGAGGGTATCGAGAGCAGATTGCGATTAAGAAGAGCAAGCAGGCGAGGCGTGACTGGATCGATAGGAACCTCGCCAACTACATGATGCGCCAGATGGGGACGGAGGCCGATCCGTTGCTCGCTGGCATGGGGCCGCACGAGGCGGCGTCTCACAGGTCGCAGGTTCAAAAGATTTCTGCTGCCGATGTCCAGCGCAACCTTGCGAAGAACGTCTACCGGGACTCGGAAGAGCAAGCCGCCGAGATGGCCAAGCATCCGTGGCTTGCCAGTATGATTAAGGAGGACAACGCGCGTGCGTGGAGCCAGAAGCAGTACGAGCTTGCCCAATCGGAGAACAGGGCCACGATAGGAAAGGGCGGGCAAGATAGGCTTGACCATCTCACCTTCTCTTTGCCTGTAGACGAGGCGCGTGCCGTTGCCTACGGGGAAGATAGCCCCACGCTCAAGGCATCGCTTGAGCACATTCGCAGCAGTGCCGCTGGTGCTGCCGACAAGTATCAGCGCCGCCATGCGCCGCCCATCGAACTTCACGACATCGACACCAGCGCGTGGAGCGGTGGTATGCACGGCAAGGTGCGCGATGTGCTCGACTACCTCGGCACCCTGCGCCCAGAGTCCTTGCGTCAAATCTCCGTTCCGCAGGCGTTCACCGGCTCACGCCAGTGGCACGCTGAAATGGAGAAGAGGGGGGCCGCAGACATCAGTGAGGCGCTCGCCAAGAAGCAATCGATCAAAGAGTATCCGGGTGGCCACCGCTGGATCGAGCTTGGGCAGGGCGACGAGAAGATCACGCAGGAGATCGGCAAGGCACTCGGCCATTGCTACCAGCACCCTGAGACGTGCCGCGAGTACCTGAGAGATGGCAAGCTCGCTGCGCTGATGAAGGGCACCGAGCCGCGCGCGACGCTCGAACTGATCCCAACTGGTGGTGGTGATGGTGACGTTCCATATGAGGCTCTGCGTAAGCAGATGATGTCCGGGCCGATGCGTATCGGTCAGGTGCGTGGCACGCAGAAGATCGAGGGGCGTGTGCCAGCGCCGATGCCGGAGGACTTGCCCTACGTGCAGGACTTCATTCGTGGCGGCAAGTGGGAAGGCGTGGGCGAGCTTGAGAACGCAGGACTTCTCAGAAGCGCAGCGGGTAGCTATCCCACAATCGAGGAAGCTATCAAGCACGGACGTGTGCCAGCCTATTGGACGATTCCGTCTGGTGGTCAGATGCGAGAGTCACCGCCACTTCAGACATTTGCAGATTATGTGACGTGGGCAAAGGCGAGCAAAGATAAAAGACTAGCCAATGCTACCGATGATGTGCTGAGAGAAAATTGGTTGAGATTTTCTAATGTTGATGCTGGACTTTCCATGCCCACAGGTATGGCCGAAGGCGGCATCGTTCACGACGACGTGTTCGCCCGCGCGCACGCCAAGTACCCGGGCCTGCCGCACGGATTGCTGAAGGCGGTGGCGCAGGCCGAGTCCAACATGAATCCGAAGGCTGTTGGTGCGAGGGGCGAGCAGGGGCTGATGCAGTTCATGCCGAGGACAGCCAAGCAGTACGGCGTCGATCCGTGGGACGTTGAATCCTCGGTAATGGGCGCGGGCCAGTACTTTACCGACATCTCCAAGCGCTTCAAGGAGCCGCCTGAGATGCTCGCGGCCTACAACTGGGGGCCGGGAAACCTGTCCACCTATGGCATGGAGAAGGCACCCAAGAGCACGCGCGCATACATATCGAAGGTGCTCTCGCTACTAGGCAACATGGCGGGAAGTCCGACTGGTCGAGCGCTCAGGGCTGGCTTGGGCCTCCCGAATGGGCTGGGCTTGGTCTCGGAGACTGCGGAACCCGGCACCCTCGTAGCACAGGGAGACACGTCCAGAGTTGACACGAGCGCTCAAGATGGCGAAGATTCCATGACTGAGGACGAGCTACTCGCCTATTTGTACGGCGAAGACGAAGAGGAAACGGCTTGAGCGATGAAGAACTACGCGAGCTTTTTGCGGCGTACTGCACCGTTTTTGCGATGCTCTTTCTCCCATTTCCATTGATCTGGGCGTTCAACGTGCTCTTCAACACAAGCATCCCGTACAACCTAGAAACCTATGCCGCCGGGTCATTGGCCTGCCTTGCTCTGCGCCTATGAGAAGCACTGACTTCGGCCCGATTGTGTCGCCTCGCGTCGGAGTGTCTGGACGTGGCCTTTCTCCCTTTCTTCCACGCCAGAGGACGCGGGGCGGCCTTTCTGCACTACAGGGACAGGGCAAACGCAGGCGGACACGTCCTGCTACGATCAACGGATTGCAAAGTTTGACGGGCACGTAACATGGCCGCTGTTCTACCTCCTAATAGAGAAAGAGACCGCTTCATTCCCGGCATCCCCGGCGTGCCGGAAGAGACGGAGGAGGTCGAGTCCCCAGCCCAGAAGATGATCGAGAACGATGACGGCAGCGCCGACTTCGTTCTTGGGGAAGAAGCAAGCACCGCACAGACACCGGGATTTGATGAGAACCTAGCCGAGACTCTCGATGAGGTGGAGATGGACGGCCTCGCCTCCGACCTGCTGCGCAAGATCGAGATAGACAAGCAGGCGAGGAAGAAGCGCGACGAGCAGTACGAGGAGGGCCTGAAGCGCACCGGGCTTGGCAAGGACGCACCCGGAGGCGCTGCATTCGATGGCGCATCGCGCGCCGTCCACCCGATGCTTGCCGAGGGCTGCGTAGACTTCGCGGCCTCTGCGATGCGCGAGCTTTTCCCGGTCAACGGGCCAGCCAAGATCAAGATTGAAGGCGAGATCACGCAGGCAAAGATCACAGTCGCCAAACGGCAAGAGCGGTGTCTGAACTGGCAGATGACCGACGACATCGAGGAGTACCCAGCCGAGCTTGAGCAGACGCTTACCCAAGTTCCGATGGGCGGCTCCCAGTACATGAAGTTCTGGCAGGACGCCACCCTCGGGCGCATAACCTGCGAGTTCGTACCCATCGATGACGTGCTGATTCCCTACGCGGCGAGTGACTTCGCCACCGCGCAGCGCATCACGCACGCGCAGCGCATCACCCAGTCCATCTTCGAGGAGCGCGTCGAGTCGGGCTTTTACCGTGACGTGGCCACCAACGTCCCGACCACCGCGCCCGAGGAGACCAAGGCGCGTGCCGCCTCCGACAAGATCGAGGGCAAGGAGGCGGAGTCCGAGAACGTCGATGGCGAGCGGCTGGTGTACGAGGTCAACACCTACGCTCGCCTGTCGGTGGATGACGAAGAGAACCTGCCGTACCTGATCTCGATTGACGAGCAGGCTGGCAAGGTCGTCTCCATCTACCGCAACTGGGAAGAGAAAGACCCCTCGCAGACGCGCCTTGAGTGGATGGTCGAGTACGGCTTCATCGCGTGGCGTGGCGCGTACAAGATCGGCCTGCCACACCTTATTGGTGGCTTGTCCGCCGCCGCTACCGGCGCGCTGCGGGCGCTGCTTGATTCAGCACACTTCAACAACCTGCCCGGGTTCCTGCGCCTCAAAGGGGCGCGATTCGGCGGTCAGTCGAAGACCATAGACCCGGCGCAAGGTGTTGAGATCGAAGCGTCAGCCGCGATTGACGACATACGCAAGGTCATCATGCCCATTCCTTACGGGCAGCCCTCGCCAGTCCTTTTCCAGTTGCTTGGCTGGCTGACGGATGCTGCAAAGGGCGTGGTGACGACGGCGGAGGAGAAGATCGCCGAGGCGAAGAGCCAGATGCCCGTTGGCACAACCCTTGCTTTGATCGAGCAGGGCGCGAAGGTCTTTTCCACGATTCATGCGCGGCTGCACCGCTCACAGAAGCGCGCCTTCAAGATCATCGCGCGCCTGAATGCGAAGCATCTTTCCACCGGCAGACAGATGGCGAAGCTGGGCGAGGTGCTCGCCACCAAGGAAGACTTCGCAAAGCCACTTGGCATTTCTCCAGTCTCAGACCCCAACATCTTCTCCGAATCTCAGCGCTACGCGCAGATGCAGATGGTGTTGCAGATGGCCGAGAAGCTGCCGCAGATGCACGACCTGTACAAGGTCTTGAAGCGCAGCTACGAGCTTGCCAAGATTCCGTCCATAGATGAGTTCCTGATCGAGCCGAAGAAACCGAAGGAACTCAACGCCGCCGCAGAGAACACCGCCTTGATGCTCGGGGCTCCGATCATCGCCTTCCCAGACCAAGATCACCTCGCGCACATCGAAACCCACATGCGCTTTGCTATAGACCCGTTCTTGGGTGGTGCGCCGTTCGCGGCCAAGGTGTCCTTGCCATCGATGATGGAGCACATCAAGCAGCACCTCGGGTTCCTGTACGCGAAGACCATCTTCGACATCGCCAACCAAGCCCTTGGTACAGACATCAGCGAGATGATGAGCGCGAAGAAGACCGACCCCAACGTGGACAAGGTGCTCGCTGCCGCCTCCAAGGGCGCGCACGTCGCGCTACAGCAAAAGCTCCAGCCACTCGGGCCTGTCATCCAGCAGATGCTCCAGCAGATCGCGGCCATGCAGCCGCCTGCCCCGCTTGACCCGAGCCAGACCGCGATGGCGGTATCCAAAGAGCAGGCGAGCGTGGATAAGGAGCGCAACCAGATTCAGGCCCAGAAGAACCAAGGTGACGCAGCGCTCAAGGCGCAGGACTTGCAGCAGAAGGCCGAGAAGGATGCAGCTACCGCCGCTGCCAAGGACAGGGACTCTGACATCAAGGAAACCAAGGTCATGGTGGACGCCACCCTTGGTGAGAAGAAGCTCGAATCGCAGGAGCAGCACCAGCAGTTGCAACTGGAAGAAGCACGCAACGCCGACAGAAACGACATCCCGGGGGTGTGACATGAAAGGCAAGATCAGTCAGCACAAGCAAATCGCAATGGGCGGCAAGCCGCAGAAGCTTTCGCACGGCGGCACGGTGAAGGCGACCAAAGAAAAGCCTGACACCACGGCCTACCAGAAGTACGGCTCGGGCTTCAGGAAGGTGAAGTCTGGCGCTTGAACGTCTCCGCGCACATCGCTGAGCTTGAGCGCATCAGGCAGCACATCGCCGAGTCCGTGATGCTGACGCCGTGCTCGGAATACGCGGCCTACATGAAGCTCGTTGGCATGTACGAGGGCATCGGCATCGCCATCATCGAGGCGAGGAAAACAGAAACCGAGGAGGAAGAGGGTGGGTAACGTCGTGTCGCTGAACAAGCAGCAAACACTGGATGAAGCCTTTCCAGACGTGTTCCCCGGTGCGGTGCCGCTGGGTGAGCGCGTGCTGGTGCAGTTGCGCTCGGCCAAGCGCGTCTCGAAGGGCGGCATCCTCCTGCCGGAGGAGGCGCGCGAGTACGAGCGCTCGATGACCACCATTGGCAAGGTGATCGCCGTGGGCTCGCTTGCCTACCGTGACCGCGAAGACCCGAAGAAGTTCTGGCCGGAGGGCTCGTGGTGCGTGGTCGGTGACTACGTGCGGGTGCCGAAGTGGGGCGGAGACCGCTGGGAGTTCCCGGTATCCGAGGAACCGGATTCTCCCGTTGCCCGTTTCGTCATCTACAAAGATCGAGAGATCATCGCCAAGATAGTTGGTGATCCGCTCAACTTCAAGGATTACATCCTGTAAGGACGAACATGCCTGAAGCCAGAAAGAAGGACGAAGAAATCGAAATCGAGAGCACCGTCGTAGAAAAAGAAGACGACGTTGAGGTCGTCATCGAGGAGCGCAAGAAGGGCGCTAAGTCCGACAAGGACGAGGGCGGCAAGGGCGCGAAGAAGGACGACGACGACAGGAAGGGCAAGATCGGCGGCGAAGAGCTTGTCGATGTAGAGATCGAGGACGACAGCCCTGAGCGCGAGGCCATCCGGGCGCGGCGCAAGGAAGAGCGCAAGGCCCGCAAGGACGCCCGCGACAAGCTGCTTGCGGACATGGGGCGCGTCACCCGCGAGAACGAGATGCTGCGCCAGACACTGCTCAAGGGCGAGCAGCGCATCAACTCAATCGAGCAGCGTAACCTCTCTTCGGACTATGCGCAAATCGAGGCCGCGATTGCACAGCGCGGTGAGTACATCGAGCGCGCCAAGGAACTCATCAAGAAGGGCGTTGCCGAGCAAAACGGGGAGGCGGTGGCGCAGGCCACCGAAGCGATGTCGGAGGCGCGGGCTGAACTTCAGCACCTGAACCGCGTCAAGGACAACATCGCGCAGGCGGCTCGGGCTCCGGCCCCAACCGACCCGCAAATCTCGATGCACGCGCGTGAGTGGTCGAAGAAAAACGGCTGGTACGACCCGACGCAGCAGGACGAGGATTCTGCGGTGGCCTTCGCGGTAGACCAGAAGCTCACGCGCGAGGGCTGGAACCCGCGCACCAAGCAGTATTGGGAGGAGCTTGACAAGAGGCTCACCGCACGCCTGCCGCATCGCTACAAGAAGGACGACGACACCGACGAAGACCTCGATGACGATGACGGCAAGCCAGCGGGGAGCAGAACTTCCGGCTCGGGCCGCGAGAGCGGCGGGGGCAACAGGATCGTCTACACGCTCACGCCTGATCGCGTGAGGGCGCTCAAGGAAGCTGGCGTTTGGGAAGACCCCGCCGAGCGGGCGAAGTACGTCAAGCGCTACATCGAGTACGACAAGAAAGCAAAACAGGAGGCACGTTGATGGCACGCGAACGTAAGGAACGGGAAGACACCGACACGCGGGTCTTTGATGCGTTCAGGGTCACGCCCTCGGATATTTCTGATGAGGAGCGCGCCAACATCCTGCGGGACGAGGCGCTCAACAACGCGCTCCCCAACCCTCCCAAGATGCCCGGATGGCACTTGGCGTGGCTCTCCACCACCAATCAGTACACGCCGATCCAGTGGTACATGCGTCTGGGTTACGTGCCGGTGACCAAGGAAGAGATGCCGGAGATGGGCCACCTGAAGGCGCACTCAGCCGAGATGGCTGGCTTCGTGTCGGTGAACGAAATGGTGCTCTTCAAGATTCCAGAGGACGCCTATCAGCAGATCATGCGGGAGTTCCACCACAACCGGCCCAACGAGGAAGAGGGCAGGCTGCGTGAGAACTTGGAGAAGATCAAGGCGGAGGTAGGAGAGGATCGGCGCGGCAAGAGTCTGGTGCTCGAAGAGTCTGCTACCAAGGAACTCGGCGAGCGCACGGCACGCTTCAGAGGAGGCTTTGAATGAGAGACAGGCCAGAATTGGACAACGAACGACAGAAGAATCCTGCGGCGGTGGAGCTTGGCAGGCTTGGTGGGCTGAAGGGTGGCCCAGCACGCGCGGCCAAGCTCTCGCCTGAGCGCAGGATCGAGATTGCCTCGAATGCGGGGCGAGCGGCACGCAAGAAGCGCGAGGCTCAGGCAGCTTGAGCGCTTTTGTTCGCTGGTATCGAACTTGACATTGCAATAAACGCGGGCTACTGTCCGCGAAGCTTGGTGCTGTAGCCAACACTAAGCGCTGTACCTAGAAGTTGGTGCAGACCCGAAGTGAAGCGCGTGAATCACCGCGCAGACACTGAAGGCTCGGAAACTTCGACAAAGCGCTGCAACGGCGTTCAGCACGAGAAACGAACTCGTGTTTAGAGGAGTTTTCGATGAGCGCACTGCTTGCACCTTTCGGCCTTCGTGCCGTCTCCCATCCGTCAGGCGTCCTGAAGGCGAAGGTTTACACCGCGCCTTGGGCCTCCGGCTTCGCAACGAACCTGTACCAAGGGTCGGCTGTCATCCTGCAAACGGGTGGCACGCTCACCATCGCGGCCAACGCCGCTGACTGGCTTGGCGCTTTCGTTGGCTGCGAGTACACCGACTCGAACGGCAGACGCCAGTATTCCAAGTTCTGGCCTGCCAGCACGTCGGCGACACAGATCGTCGCCTACGTGTACGACGACCCGTTGACCACCTACGAGATTCAGGCCGAAGGCACGCTGGCGCAAACCGCCATCGGCGATCAGGCGAACTTCTCGGTGGCCGCGAACCGCGCTGTGGGTGACGGTACGACCACACCGGGCCTCTCGACTACGGCTGCATCCATCACGCTTGCGGGCGCAGGCTCGCAGGGAATGATGAGGGTTCTGGACAAGGCGCGCTACGTGGACAACGACTGGGGCGACACCTTCACCATCATCCAAGTCCAGAACGCGCGTTCGCAATACGTCGCGGTCAAGGTCGCCATTTAAGTAAGGATAGGAGAGAACAATGTCTGCACCGATGCGGTCAACTGATTTCCGGGCGGTTGTCGAGCCTATCCTCAACGAAGTCTTCGATGGTGTGTACGACCAGCGCAAGGACGAGTATCAGGGTTGCTTCAAGACCCGTACCGGCACGCCTCGCGCCTACCACGAAGAAGTCGTCCTGTACGGCATGGGCGCTGCGCCCGAACTGCCGGATGGCCAAGCGGTCATCTACCAACAGGGCGGCACGCACTTCATCAAGCGCTACAACTACTCGGTGTACGGCATGGCATTCGCCCTCACCAAGGTGCTGATCGAGGACGGCGAGCACATCCGCGTGGGCAAGGTGTTCTCCGAGCACCTCGCGCAATCGATGACGGAGACCAAGGAAACGATCACAGCCAACGTGCTCAACCGGGCCTTCAACGGCTCGTATACGGGTGGCGACGGCGTGGCGCTGAACGTCTCCAACCATCCAATCGTACCGGGGACGTTCTCCAACATCCTCGGCACGGCTGCGGCGCTCTCGCAGACCTCACTTGAGCAGCAACTCATCAACGTCAGGAACGCGGTCTCGAACGAAGGCAAGAGGATTCGCCTGACTCCGAGAAAGCTGGTCATCCCGCCCGCGCTCCAGTTCCAAGCCGAGGTGCTGCTCAAGTCCGTGCTGCGCACCGGCACCGCCAACAACGACCTGAACCCTGTCAACTCGATGGGGCTCCTCAACGAGGAGTCCTGCGTGATCTCCCGCCTGACCTCGACCACGGCTTGGTGGATTCTCACCGACGTGCCGCGCGGCCTTCAGGTGATGATGCGTCGCAAGCTGGAGAAGTCGATGGAAGGTGACTTCGACACCGATTCGATGCGCTACAAGTCCACCGAGCGTTACGACGTGGGCTGGACTGACCCGCGTACCGTCTGGGGAACGCCGGGGGTCTAAAGCTTCACCCGTAACGGCAAACTTTTCAGGAAGGAGCCGATATGCCGCAGTTTGGAGACGACATCTATCTAGGGCCTGCCAACGCAGGCGGGCAGGGCATGGAGAGTGCCACCGTCCTTGCCTCGGCCCTTGGCCCATCGCCGATGGCCACTGGTGTAGGCCCGCTCGGGCGAGTCTACATCTTCGATGTGCAGCCCCTCACGTTGCAGACCTCCGGCCTTGCCGTGGCTCAGCCCGTTGCCGGTGCTGGCAACCTGACGCTCACCGCTGGCACGGGTGTCACCACCAGCGTGGACGCCGCTGGCGTCACGCGCTACGTGCTGGACACGCCGAGGTGCCTCTCGATTGACTCGGCGAACGCGGGCGACACCACGCAGACGGCGACCTTCTACGGCTACGATCTCTACAACCAGCCCATGACCTTCGCCATTACCCTGAACGGCACCACCGAGGTCTACACGACCAAGGCGTTCAAGTCGGTCTACCGCATCGCAATCTCTGCGGCCACCGCTGGCAACATCAACGCCGGGTTCAACGACAAGCTCGGCCTCCCGGTTCGCGTAGCCAACACGTCCTACGTCGTCAACGTCAAGTGGGCGGCAGTGCTCGCGGCGGATGCTGGAACCTTCGTGGCGGCTGACCTGACGAGCCCTGCGACATCCACGACCACCGATGTGCGCGGCTGCTACACGCCGACATCGGCTGCGGATGGCTCGCGGCGTTTGATAATGACCATTGCGTTGCCAGCCCTCGCTGTCGGCCCGAACGCCACGAGGATCGGCGCATTTGGCGTGACGCAGGCTTGAGGTAACGGTTAGGGAGCTTCCTTTCTGATCGGGGGCCATCCCTCTAAGATATGATGGAGGAGTAATGCGCCCGATCATCGTAAACAGAACTCTCACCACCGACGACGCGGACGGCATCTGCCTGTCGCAGACACCGGGCGCGGGCGGCAACCTGATTCTCAACGGCGTCTTCGTCACTGGTGGCGTCGCCACCTTGGACGCTGGCCGAGTGGTCGGCATCACTTCCGCCGCAAACGACTCTGCCCGCACCTTCGTCGTCTACGGCACCAACGATCAAGGCTTCACGCAGACCGAGACCGTAACTCCCGGCCCGAACATCGGGACGGTTTCCACGGTGCTCAACTTCAAGACGGTGACGCGCATCACCATCGATGCGGCCTCTGCTGGCGCGCTGACGATTGGCACCACCGCCATCGGCTCATCTGCCGTTGTTCCCATCGACCAGTACGACGACCCGACGAGCGTGGGCCTGTTTCTAGAATTCACCGGCACCGTGAACGTGACCGTGCAGTACACCGGCAGCGACATCTGGGCGGCGAACGCCACCACGACCTCCACGGCAATCGTGTGGACGGATCACCCCAACCTGACGAGCAAGGCGGCTACCTCTGACAGCAACCTTGCCTACCCTTCTGGCGGCGTGAGGCTCAAGACCAATTCCGGCACCGGAACGTGCAGGTTCATCGTGCGTCAAGCTGGCCCGATGTGAGGCTGACATGAGCATCGCTGGCGCTGACACGAGCCGCATCCTCCAGCTTCTCCTAGACAACCCGGAGAAGTACAAGGCCGACATCGAGGCGTACTACAAGGCCGAGAAGGCGAGTCTCGATGCCGTGAACCTGCTGATCGACGCGCAGAACATCGTCGCGCTCAGGGCTCAGGTCAAGCAAGACACGCAGAAGGCCGGGGAGTTGCTGTCCAAAGCGAACAACGACGCGCAGGGGATTGTGTCCCGCGCCAATAGTGAGGCCACAGTGATCGTGGCCAAAGCCAATGGCGTGCGTGATTCGCTTATGGCCGAGGCCGCAGTGGCGCTCAATCGAGCATCAGAGAAGACCGCCACAGCGGAGGCCACCTATGACGAAGCGAAAGCGATACTTGCTGAAGCCAAATCCAAAGAAGCGGACTTGGCGAGAGCTATCGAAGCCAATAAAGTCCGGGCTGAAAAGCTTGAAGCGTCGAGTGCTGAAGTCGCTGCGACCAAGGAAAGGATCGGGAAAGCCTCGCGCGTGATGCAGGAGGCCATCGGAGGGTGAACTCTTGCAGGGATCATCTGGAATCGTCAATGGCAACATCAATGACCTACCGAATCTTGCACTACTGTTCGATGGGTCGGCAGTTCCTATCCTGTATCTAGGCGAGGCACAACCGGGCTCACTGACTTCGGAGCCGGTGTGGAGAGTTTCCAAGATCGACACCACCACTGGAGTCGTCTGGCAGTGGGCCGGTGGCAGGAATTCCTTTACCAACAAGTGGGACGACAGGGCCACCCTGTCGTATAGCTGATGTCTGACTTCAAGATCGTCAGCCTGCTCAACCCCGGTGGCGTGAGCCAAGTGAGCGGCGTGCTTGCGCTCTCGGCCTCGACGCAAGTCCAGACCAGTGGCACCGTCCACTTCGTCAACTCCAACGGCGTCACCTTCGGGCTGAGTTCCGGTGCCGCCAACGCCACCATCACCGCTTCCGTTGCCGGTGGCGCAGCCGGAAGCATCAGCGCTGGAACTACGCGCGGCACCCTCGGTGAAGTCGTCTTCTCCAACTCCAACGGCGTGTCCTTCGGGATGAATGCGCAGACGGTCACCGCGCAGCACAACGCGCTCACCAGCCAGTCTAACCAGAACGTCACCGCTGCGAACGGCGGCTTTGCTTTCCAGACGCTGAGCTTTTCCAACGCCAACGCCTTCAGCTTCGGAACCTCTGCGGGAAGCGCGATCACAGGCTCCTACACCGTTCCCACGGTGACCAACTCCTCGTGGACGGCGAGCGATAACGTCACCAGCATGACGATTGGGCGTCTTGCTTTCACCAACTCCAACGGCATGACGTTCACGCTTTCAACCACGACAGGCGGCAGCGCCACCCTGATCGGCAGCTACACAAGGCCGGTGGTGTCGAACGCCATTGCGTCTGTGGGCTCGGCCACAAACTCAGGCACCAACACCTCGCGCTTCGCGGCGGACGATCATATACACGCGGGTGTGTTCTCGATGGGCGTGTCCAACGACGCAGGCAACACTGTCGGTGACACGCGGGTGGATGTGGGCCGCTTCGTGTTGCGTGGTGGCCCCAACATCACCCTGTCGCAGATTACGGCGGCGAACGCGCTCAACACCATCGTCGTGTCCGCCCCTGCGGCGGGTGCCGCTACCGTGTCCTCGGCGACCACGGCTTCGAGTGTTACCACCGGGAACGTGGTGGGCGCGGATGCGGGGCGCTATGCGCTGGAGGGTCACCAGCACGCGGGTCTGAACCGCATCGGCGTGTCCACCCTCGGCAACACGGCTGGCAACACGACCCTCGGGCACTTCAGGAGCATCTACCTTTCCGGTCAGGCGAACATCACGCTTTCTCAGGTGACCGACGCCAACTCGGATGTGACCATCGGCATCAGCGGCCCCTCGGGTGGTGGCGGCGGCACCCTGTCGTTCTGGTACGAGCCGCGTGGTTCGCACGAGACAACGGTTGGTCAACTCGGCAACGGTAGTTTTTCGTTCTTCCCCATCCTCATGCAGGGGAACCTGAGTTTCTCGCGCGCAGATATTCTCGCGTCTATTTCCGTGTCCTCGTCATCGAATTCGTCCCACGCCGGAAATATATCGCTCTACGTTGGAATCTATACCCGCAACGTCAGCACCCTCAGCTTGGCTTCGTCTGGTAGCCAGTCGGTTCAATGGACGAACACCAGCAACAACAGCTTGGGGTCGATCACGGCGCTGCGCCGCATCTCGGCTCCGGTGAACGCGAACATGACCCCCGGAAACTACTGGATCGGGGTAATGTCGCGCACCAGCACTTCCAATGCGAACTGGTTTACGGGTTCGTGGATGGTGGCGTCTCAGGACAACACCGGGCAGTGGGTGGGGCTGATCGGCGAGGCATCGAACGTTACCAAGCAAGTCATTCCGGGTTGGGGGCATTGGTCTACTACCTCCACCAACCTGCCTGCTTCGGTAGCGTTCAGCCACATCACTGGAATCGGCGCAACGGGTGGTCTCACGAAGAGCCAGTGTGTCATGCAGTTTGTGAACTTCACGGTGTAGACATGAAACCTCAACTTGTCGGACTAGATTCTGGCCATCACAACGAGAACCTGACTGTCTCTGCTGCGCGTATTCTTCAGGGCGGATCGTGGAAAAAACAGCGCGTGGTCATGCTGATCCCGGCTGGAGACTCGATCCCAACAAAGGTGTACCTGTCCCACTGTGGCCTGATGTTTCCGCCGAATCAAGCGGCGCATCGCATGGCCGCGATAGGGATGGAGGTTGGAGAGGCGTTTACCAACGCCATCGAGGAGATTCTCAACCACCCCGAGCTTTCCAAGTGGGAGTTCATCCTCACCATCGAGCACGACAACATTCCCCCGGGCGATGGGATCGTGAAGCTCATCAAGAGGATGGAGGACAACCCGCATCTGTCCTGCATCGGCGGGCTTTACTGGACGAAGGGCGAGGGTGGTGTGCCGCAGATTTGGGGCGACATCCGTGACGCCGTGATGAACTTCAGGCCGCAGGTTCCCGTTCCCGGCGAGCTTGTCGAGTGCTACGGCACCGGCATGGGTTTCAACCTGTGGCGCATGAAGATGTTCAAAGACCCGAGACTGAGGAAGCCGTGGTTCAAGACCGTGGCCGACCAGACCGGGCTCGGCACGCAAGACCTTTACTTTTGGAGCAATGCACGTACCTATGGGTATCGTTGTGCAATCGACTGTGATGTAAGAGTGGGACATTACGATCTCGAAGGTAAATATGGGCCACCGGACACAACTTGGTGAGGATATGGCTAAGAAAAAGACAGCCGTTGTAGCGGTGAAGGAACTCCTAAAGTTGGATTTGGGCTGCGGCCCGAACAAGCAAGCGGGCTTTCACGGCGTCGATACGCGCCAGATTCCCGGCGTGGACACGGTGTTTGATCTGTCCAAGGCTCCGTGGCCTTGGGAAGACAACTCCGTGGGACAAGTCCACTGCTCGCACTTTCTTGAGCACTTGAGCGGAGAAGAGCGTGTCGGATTCTTCAACGAGTTGTATCGCGTGATGGTGAAGGATGCACAGGCCACCATCGTCACGCCGCACTGGCGGTCTGGCCGCGCCTACGGAGACCCGACGCACAAGTGGCCTCCGGTGGTGGAAATGTTTTGGTACTACCTCGACAAGAACTGGCGCGCAGGGAACGCGCCGCACACTGGGTTCGATTGCGACTTCTTCGTGACGTGTGTATACACGGTTGCGCAGCCGTGGATTTCGAGGAGCTACGACGCGCAGGCATTCGCGCTACAGCACTACAGCGAGGTTGCGATGGACATGATCTCGACGGTACAGGCGCGCAAGTGAGGAGCTATGGCGACAAGCGGAACGACTGGAAACACCACTCTTGAGGTAGCCGACCTCTTCGATCACATCGTCCGTCGCTGCGGCGTGATGCCTGACAAGCTCACCCCGGAGGTAGCTGGAGCGGTCAAGAACTCGATGTACTTCTTCCTCTCCGGGCTCTCCAACCGGGGCATCAACCTCTGGAAGATCGTCAGGACGCTCCTGAGCATCAAGACCTACCAGAGCGAGTACACGCTCCAGACCGGCACCCTAGACGTGCTGGAGGCCCTGTGGCGCACGCCACAGAGGCTTTCTGGGACTGTTGAGTCCTCCGCTGGGGGTACGACCACATACGTGGACGACGGCCTCGTAGAAACCTCCCTCACCCAGTCAGCCCCGGGCGGAAACATCAGTTGGGATTTCACCGATCAAACGGTAGTGAATCTCGTGGGTCTTCTGCCCAATGGCACGGCTACCTTGGCGCTCGTGTTCCAGACCTCCCCTGACAACGTGACGTGGACAACCATCAGGACGCTTCCATCTGCGTCGTATACCGACCACACTTGGTACTGGTACGAGCTTGAGCCTTCAAGTAAGAAGCGGTACTTCCGCGTGCGGGAGACCTCCACCGGCACCCTCAACTTCAGGGAAATCTACCTCGCCAGCACTTGGACGGAGGTCACGATGTCGCGCATGAACCGTGACGACTACTCGGCGCTGCCATCGAAAAGAACGGCGAACGAGCAGCCGCTCCAGTTTTGGCTCGACAGGCAACTGACACCTAAAATGGTGCTGTGGCCGATACCGATAAATTCGTTCAGGGTAATCAACCTGTTCACGCACATGCACATCGAGGATATAGGCGCGATCTCCAACACGCTCGACATCCCGCAGCGCTGGTACAACGCCACCGTGGCGAATGTCGCCTTGGACTGCATTCTGGACATCCCGGGCGCAGACCTGAAGCGCTACGAGATTCTGAAGGAACAGGCCGACAGGACGCTTGCCATCGCTGAGTCCGAAGAGCGCGATGCGAGCCCGACCAACATCACACCAAACATAGGGGTGTACACCGCATGACTGTCGGCGAAGCCAACGCGAAGTTCGCGCAGTGGAGAGTCAAAGCTCCCTCGGACATGGAGCCCTTTGATGGCAGGCCCGCTGTCCTGAATCCGCGCGCCACCGAAGCTATCAGAACTGCGCCGGGATTTGCGAAGTACCCTCTGGACAACCGTCTCTTCATCTGCATCGATGGCAACATCCAGATGATCATTGTTGCGCCGGGGCTTGGCCGTGCCTAAGTTCCTCAACACGATGGGCAACGCGAAGCTCTCTATCGCGGTGTGCGACAGGTGCAACACGAAGGTTCCCTACGCGGAACTCACGGCTGATCGAGACAAGCCGGGGCTGCGCGTGTGCGTGAAGTGCAACGACGAGAAAGACCCTTGGAAGCTGCCGCCGATCCAGACGGAGGACATTTCACTCAGGCATCCGCGACCCGATGCGGACATCTCCACCTACGATCCTTCACTGGTTGGTAGTCAGTACGATGGCTACGCGATTGTGAACGAAGATGGAGATTACATAGTCCCGTGACCGCCAGACCCATAGAGATTTCGCAGCTTCCACTCACCACCTCGATCTCGGCCTCAGACCTGATCGTGGTGGTGCAGAACGGCGTTGTGAGACAGGGGGCTGTCTCCCAGTTCATCCTCGGTGCTACATCCGTTGGTGTGAACCGCGTTGCCTACTCCGATGGCGCGAACCTGATCGGCTCCGCCAACCTCACCTTCGACGGCACGACACTCATCGCGCACACGCTCACTGTATCGACTGGCTCGATTACCCTCCCCAGCACAATCAACCTTGTTGGTTCTGGAGTGGGAACCCTTGGACAAGTGTTGATGTCTGGTGGATCGGGTGCTCCATGTACATGGGGTGCTGGAGGCGGAGGTGGTGGCCCTGAACCAGCGACTCAGATTGTCGTCGGGACTGGCATTGGGGTTGACTCGTACCCTGAGTTCACATTTAACACGACCACTGGCGGCTTCATCGTTAATCCCGGCGCGGTTGCTGCGCCTGCCGCGATTGCGATCACTGCGGCTGGGAATAGCGGCGTCGGCGCGGGTGCCGCGCTCAACATCACTGGCGGCGTCGGCGGGTCTGCTGGAGTCGGTGGAGCCATAAATATTACTGGCGGCTCCGCCGCAGCAGATGTTGGCGGCGCGGTGTGGATATACGGCGGCACCGGATTAAACGTCGGTGGCGATGCGCATCTTCGCGGAGGTGCCGCTACATCGGGGTTCTCCACTGGCGGTACTGCCTACGTTGTCGGTGGTGAGAAGTCCGGGCAGGTCGTGATTCTCGGTGGCTATGGTCAGACATCTAGCAATGGCGGCGCGGTATCGCTCACCGGCGGCGCTGGTGGCTCGACCTCCGGCGCGGGCGGAGCGGTCACCGTTCAGGGTGGCACCGCGACTGACGGAGACGGCGGCGCAATCAGCATTCTTGGACGAGAAGGTGTCGGCACGAACAGCGACGGTGGAGCGGTTACGATCACCGCTGGCACAGCCACGGGTTCTGGGATTGTTGGTGACGTTACGATCACTGCTGGC